GCGATGGACGTGACGATGCTCATGCCGGTCGCCGTGTTCTGCGCGTTCGAGAGTCCCGACTCGGTGCCGCCCGCGAAGGCGAGTCCGCCCATGATGTTCTGGAGATCGCCCTTCATTAGCCCCTCAGCCTCCAGCGTGATCTGGGCAGCGGCGGGGTCGATGGGGAGGTTCGACACCTGGCCGGGGTCTTCCACGATCCACTGAGCGCCGGGGTAGAACTCGAACGAATCGGGGTCGTCTACGTCCGAGCGGATGATCGTGATGACGTTCGTGAGCAGACGCAGCGCGTCGAGCCGCTGGTTCTGGATCGTCCACAGGTACTCCTGGATCTGGGCCAGCGATTCGACAATCGAGATGCCGGGAACCTGGAAGGCGTCAGGCATCGCAGCGCAGACCACGAACGGCTTGCGCTTGATGCGGAGTGGGTTGTCGCGCGAGGCGAGGACGACCTTGCGCCCTCCCACCGTGACGACCCGCTCATCCGTCCAATACTCCAGAACCTCGATGAGGTTCTTGTTGCGCTCCTGGCCCCAGAGCATCTGCTCGCGTGAGGAATAGTCCTGCTCGGCCTGGTCGTTGCGAGCCTCCTTCAGCTCGTCCACGTTCTTGAATAGGCCCGCGTCCTCCTTCGCCTTCAGCGAGTCCCACGTCTCCCAGGAGCGGTCGATCAACCAGGCTGCGTCGGCCACCGACTTCGACCCCTCGGGCCAGAAGAAGTCACGCACGTCGCGCACGATCATCGAGGGGCCGTCGCGCAGACAGACCGTCTGCTGCTGCTCCTCGTGGTCGGTGTAGCGATCCACGATGGCCCCGAAGTCGTCCGAGACTTCGATCTCCATTGGCACGAGGCGCGTCATGTCGCGGCACTCGTAGGCCCACACGATCTTGGCGACCGTCATCCCGGCGATGAGGTCTTGCTGCATGAAGGGGCGCTGCTTGAGCGGGAACGAGTCCTCGTCCATCGCCCACTGGAGCGCCGAGGATGCCACCTTCGAGGACTGCTGCCGCCCGAGGATGTCATCGAGCTGATCCCCCGGAGAGGGCTTCGGCTTCACGTCCCACTTCGGGGCCGCATCGAGCAGCGTGGCGATCATGCCCTCGATCACCTGGAGGATGTACGGCGTCGTGAGCTGGGAGCGCCAGTTCTTCGTGTCCTTCTTCTTCTCGGCGATCCCTCGGTACGCCTTGTACCGGCGCTCGATCTGCTCGGTGAAGTTCTTGTGGAAGGACTCGACCGACTGCACGGCCTCCAGCACGAGCGACAGCTCGTCGGTCTTCGGCTTGTCGGGTGAGCCGTAGGGGTCAGTCGTCAGCGCGGCTGACGTAGATCCACGCTCGTTAGCCACCGAGCGAGGAGAGCTGGGCGTCCTTCTTCTGGCGTCCGGCGAGGATCTGCTGGAGAGCGCCCATGCCCTTCGTGATCCCGTGGCCGACCTCTTCGTCGCCCTCCTTGCCGAGCGCCATCATCAAGTGCTTCATCGCCTGCTGGATGTGTTCGACCGAGGACATGCCCTGGATGTCCGAGTCCGGCTCGACCATCCCGCCACCCGGCAGATCGCCTCCGTCTCCACCGCCGCCACCCTGGAGCGCGGCCATGAGTCCAGCCATCCCCCCGTCTCCGGGGACTGGCCCCGCATTGAGGCCGTCCATCGGGCCTCCCGCTGGGCCTCCTGGCCCCGGCATCCCCCCGCCAGGAGGAAGAGGCAGTCCGGCAGGAGCTTCGCCGGGGGGCATCATCATCGACATCGGATCCTCCTAACTCCAGGCGTAGTCCGGCTGATACTCACGCTTCTCTCTCTTCCGGGAGGTTCGCACATCCTTCGGATGGGTTCCGTACCTGCGGTACATCTCCAGCGCCCCCGCGAGCGACATCACCCGGTCGTCGTTCGTCCCCTCAGCGGCACGGGGCGAAGGCAGCGTGTCTCGGCGCACGAAGGTCTTGGCCTCCAGAATCGTCGGCATCGGGATGTGCGGGATCGACTCCTCGCGGATCGCGACTTCGAGCTGCGAGATGATGAGCGGCCTCGTCTTCGACGTAATCGGGAAGCCGTAGGTGAGGTTCTGCTTGAAGTCGGGTCGGTCGTCCTGGACGTGGCGGTACAGCTTCGGGTACGGCCTGCGCCCCGACTTGCCGTCGCGCAGCGGGATGACCACGGCCTCCCCATAGCCGCCGCCCATCTCGATTGCGATGCGGGCGGTGTTGTACCAACGCCCGAGGAAGTGGAGCTGCTCAGCGGTCTGGTCGGGATCGAGCTTGCCGTGCAGCTCGGCGACGATGTTCATGTCCGAGAGATCCATGACGACGGCGGCGGTGAAGTCCTTGCCGCGCCCGGTCGCCACGTCCGCGTAGATCACGTAGGTCTTCTCCTTCTCCTTCTTGTCGTAGACCGTGATCCAGCCGTCGCGCGACTTCGCGAAGGTGGCCTTCGCCCCGGTCAGCTCATCCGGCATGAAGCGGCCCCGGTAGAGCGCCGTCCGCACCTTCTCGGCGTAGCGCCCGAGAGCCTCCACGTCGAAGTGGCAACCCGCCGTGCCCATGAACGCCTCGGCTGCGTTGAGCGGGTACTGCTCGGACATGTCCGCCCGTGAGAGTCGCTTGCCCGTCTGCTTGAACCAGGCGGGGCCGCGTCCGGGGTGGAGATCGGCACCGAGGAAGATGGCCGAGATGTCGCGGTCGGCGGCTTCCGTCCACAGTTCGTAGAAGAGGTTGCCGTACCCGTTGGCGGTCGAGACTATGAGCATCTGCCCGCCGTCAGCCATGACGGGCAGCATCGCCTTGTACGACTCGGCTGCCCACTGGTGACGCCCGAACTCATCGAGGAAGACGATGGAGGCCGTCTCGCCATGACCCGCCCGTGGGGTAGACGGCATGGCGAGGAGCGACGAGATTCTCCCGTCTGGGAACTCCCACTGGATCTGTGAGGACGGCCTCCCTCGTTCCGGCTTCAAGACCTTGGCCTCGAAGCGCAGATGCTCAGGCTGATTCTCGTAGAGATCCCAGGCGCGATTCACGAGCTTTAGCGCCTCGGTTTCGTTGATCGAAACCGCCAGCGCCCGCGTGCCGGGAGTGGTCAGGCACTTCCACGCGCAATACCCGATCCCCAGCCAGGAGACTCCGAGCTGGCGGGCCTTCAGACGTAGGACGATCTGGTCGTGGAGATACGTGTCGAGTTCGTCGCGCTGCCACTCCCATCCGTCCTGGAAGGTGAACTCGAATATCTCCCCGGTCTTCGGGTCGATGGCCTGTGTATGACGCAGCCAGTCAGCCGGATGACGCTTGGCCGCTTCGACCTCCCCTTCCAGTCTCGCGAGCGTCTCGAAGATCGCTCGCCGGGTGGCCTCATCAACCGTCGTACTCATGCCGATGTAGTATCCGCGAACTCATCTCATACGAAGCGACGGGGTTGCCTTTGGCACCCGCACGCACGTAGCAAGATGCCTCCGTTGGCCCCGTCGCAGCTCCCGCATAGGAGGGCGTTCCCATGCGTTATGCGACGGCGATTCTACTCGCGGCACTCGCGTTTGCAACTCAGGCAGCATCGGCTTCACCAGACTCCTACCGGCCCTACCAGATTCGCGCACGCACGGCGATCTGCAAGACGTTCGGCGGCTACTGCCAGGAAGCACTCTCCGTCTCCTGGTGCGAGTCCCGGTGGACGGTCACGGCACACAACGGCCAGTACCTCGGGCTGTTCCAGATGGGCAGCTATGCGAGATCGAAGTACGGCCACAGCAACGGGGCATGGGGTCAGTCCCGTGCAGCCCGTCGCTACTTCATCGACTCGGGACGTGACTGGTCGCCCTGGAGCTGCAAGCCCTAAGCAGCTCGGTCGAGGAAGGCGTTGATCGCTTCGATCTGGCGGTGGACACCGAGCTTGCCGTAGGTGCGCTGAAGATGGCTCTTGACCGTCTCCACCGTCACCCCCAGCTCCTCGGCGATCTCCTCCCGCGTGAACCCGGAGGTCAGCAACACCATGACCCGCCGTTCTGCTGGCGAGAGGACGACTTCAGGCGGATCGGGACGTAGAAGGGCGGTGATGAGGCGGGCCGGGACGGGCCGCTGCCTGACCAGCTCAACCTCAACCTGGGCGAGATCGCTCAGCCCTAGCTGATCGCGCAGCTTGAGGATAAGCGGGAGACGGGTGCTGTCGGGCACGCCGCCTCACGCTCCGAAGGTGATTGCTCCTACTACGGCGGCGTAGCCGTTCTTCGCAACGAAGTGTCCGAGACAGAGAGCCTGAGCGGACACGTCTACGGCGTTGACGGTCGCCACGATGTTCTTGCCGCAGGGGTTGTTATCAACGGCGTCGTTGAAGGCCGGGATGTGCGCCGGGGTGCAGACGGGCACGAAGGACGCCGGGGGAGAAGCGGGGAAGGCCAAGCTGACCCTCCCCCCTCTCGGAAGCGCGGAGCAGGGCATTACGGGGCCACCCAGTCAGTCACGGTGATCTGGCCCTCGGCCTTGAGCGTCTCCATCAGCTTGATCGCTCGCGAGGGACTTCGCTCCAGAATGATGAAGTCGAGCTGCTCCATCGTGATGTTCACCCCGCCCTCCCAGGGGGGCGCGTGTGGCCCTGGTGCCCAGTCCGGCTGATCGACGGCTTCCTGCTCGCTCACTCCTCCTCTTCTTCCTCCTCAGCAGGCTCCTCGACGTTCTCGACCGTGATCTCGACGGGGCCGGTGGTGGCTCCTGCCTGCACCGGGATCTCTTCCTCCTCGCCCTCCTCGTTCACGACCGTCTCCGTCTCCGGTTCCGGGTCGTCTACGACGTTGAGCGAGCCGTCCGCTTCGAGCGCGGCCTTGACGTTCTTCAGGTCTTCCTGCGACCCGAGATTCGCGACCCCGCTCTTCGTGATCTCTGCCATGTCTCTCCTCTCAGGAAGCCGCCTCGATGACGGCCTGCTTCTCCTTCACGGTAGTCGCATCGCCGAGGTCGATGCCTCGCTCGGCGGCGAGGGCGTCGAGGCCCGCGTGCGTTCCCGGCAGCTTCTCGCCGTTGCCGTTGACCGCTGGGCGCTCCGGTGGCTCGTAGCCCTCGACCCTGACGAGCGCCGAGCCATGCCCGTACTTCTGGATGTGGTGCAGCGAGCAGCGCACCTTGCCGTCCTCGCCCACCCAGCGCCCCGCCGAGTTGCAGGGGACGAGGCTGGCGATTCCACCCGTCGCCTCGCAGGGAGTCATACCGTCACCAACGCCTGTCCGAGACAGTTCGCCGGGACGGTGACAGAGAGCGTCTTCGTCCCCGCTCCCGCCCAGGTTGCGGCGTCCATCTCTCCCCAGGGGAGCGTCACGATGTCTGTGGTCGCGGGCGTGCCTGCGTTCGTGTCGATGGTGACTGGCTGCACGTTCGGAGGCGGGACGCAACCGACGTTCGCCGCCAGCGCCCCGGTCACGTCGGCCTCGATGAGGATGATCCCCAGCTCGGCGCATCGCTTGTTCCAGGTGCGTCGTGCGGAGCGAGTGCCTGACGGCCTCTTGAGCGATCCGCCTGGAGCCTGCGCGTTTCGACTGAGCCGCTGAAGCGCCTTTGACTGCTGGGTATACGAGAGCGCGTTGCCCTGTGAGTCCTTGAGCGTGGCGCTCGGGAGCCTCGACGCGAGCGAGGCGGGAGCTGTCACTGAACCTGGCATGGGATTAGCGTGAACACCCCATCGGACGGATCACGTCCGACGCGCCTTCTTGCCCCGCACGCGCTTCTTCTTCGCCTGCGCGTTTGTGATCCGCGCGGCTGACTCCTTCGACTTCCCCTGCCGTCGAAGCGCCTCGTACATCTTCCAGTTCTTGACCTGTTTCCCTGGCATTAGCCCGTGATGTTGACGCCGAAGAGCCAGATCAGAACCAGAGCTGCGGCGATGATCGCGAGGCAGATGTCCTTGAACGTGAGCGTCACTTGCGGCCTCCCTTCACCTTCTTGAGGTTCGGGTTCTTCTTCTTGGCAGCGGGTGACGCCCTACGAGTCGCCGAAGCCAGAATCGCACCCGCTCGCTTCTTCGAGATCCCCTGGCGCTTGGCGATCTGGGACTGGGCAGCCTTGAAGCCCATCCCCTTCCTAGCTTTCGCCATGCTCTCTCCTTTCACCAGGCCACGGCCCCTGAATCTTCGTCTCCTGTTCGGACGGTGGCCGACGCTCCTCGCGTTCGCGGCGATGCTCCAGGAAGACGCCGAAGCGTAGGCTGGACACCTTGTCCTTACGAGCGATCAGGAACACGAACGCAGCCAGCACGATCACAGCTACCCCAAACGCCCACGGGCCTACGGCTTCTCCAAGCACGTCCAGATCCGTGTCTGCCCACCTGGAGCGTTCAGTTGCAGCACGCCAGCCTCGTACCCGTTCGGACACTCCAAACCCGCTGGGCCACGTGGCCCCTGCTCCCCCTGCGGGCCTGCTGGCCCCCTCGCCCCGTCGTCGCCTTTCGGCCCCCGCTCCCCCTGTGGGCCGGGTGGCCCCTGCGGGCCTCGCTGCCCCGAGCCGACGTTGACCGTGACCGTCCGCACCTGACTCGCTGCGCCCGCTCCGAACGAGGCGGCGGTGAGGAAGCCTGCTGTCCCGGCGAGGACGAGGGCCGCTCCGAGGATGATGGCGGGGAGGCGCTTCACTCGTTGTGCCCTAGCTCGTAGCCCTCGCGGATCGACTCATGGACTTCCTTGATCCGCTCGCGGCACTCCTCTGCGGCACGCTTGCGAGCGTATCGGGACGAGACGACGGCGCTAATGATCGCGGCGGCACCGGAGAGGAAGGCTCCGATGGCTTCCCAGGACACTCACATGCGCCACGGGCCACGCCGCTTGTACGGCGTCCCTGCCAGCCCTGAAGCGGAGAGCGTCGGCAGGCGACCGCGCTGCGGGAACGGGGTGTTCGGAAGCTGCCGCCCTCGGATGAGGTTCGGGAAGTTGATCCCCGGCCAGCCGCCGCGAATGTCCCCCATCACTCGGTCACGGAAGCCGCCAGCCCCGCCCGGAGGCATCGGCAGCGGTCGCGGCCCGAACGTGTCCGAGATGATCGGGTGAGGAAGAGCAGGGCCGACCCCGAACCCTGGCGGTGCCCAGCCGGAAGGAAGCCCTCCTCCTACGCCCGCGAGCATCCCTGGGATGTAGCCCGCTCCCGGCATGTTGGGGCCGATACCCGCAAGCATCCCTCCCATGAGGCCGGGGTGATACGGAATCGCTGGCCCCAGTCCTCCCGTGGGCGGTGGCGGCAGCGCCATGACATCGCTCCAGCCGAAGCCGAGCGACTGCGGTGGCCCGAGTCCTCCTGGCGGGAGCCTGAACACGGTAGGAGTGTACGACGCCCGGTCGGACGTTAGAGCGCGTGACCGGCTTCGAGCTGGTTCCCGATCAGGGGCGCTCCGTGCGTGTAGTTCGTGTGGTGGGTCATCTGCTTGCCCGACCCCCACAGCTTCTCGACGTTGATCCCGAGATGGACGTGCGGCCCACCGCCGATGTCGTTCTCACAGGTGACGCCCACCTTGTTCCCCTTCTTGATCTTCGCCCCGACGCCGGGAGCCGTCACAAGATGGCCGAACCAATACTGGAGGCCGGACGCTCCCTTCGCGTAGCACGCATCGCCGGGGTTCGAGGAGGACGCCTTCGTGATCTCGATGTCCTCGGGGGCGATGACGGTGACACCCTGGGCGAAGCCGTCATCGAAGGCCGGGTAGCGGTCGATCCCGGACGTGGCGTGGGTCAGGTCTTGGCTGTTCACCGACTTGCCACCCTTGACGATGGGGCCGAGGTTCGGAGCGGCCTTCTTCGGCTTGTACCCCTTGTAGAGGTTCACCGCCGTCTGATCCCAGACATCCTCGCCCGCGTGCGGTGCGCCCTTCGGCACCTTCGCCTTGCGGAGTGCCTCGTGCGTCTTCTCCCCGTAGGTGCCACCAGCCGAGATGCCGTTGTTCCACTGAAAGCCCGCTACGCCGGGGCCGTTCTTCCCGTCTCCGTGCGCGAACTCGAAGGTGTATTCCGGGTTGAACTCCTGCCACTTCCAGAAGCCCGCGCGGGAGATCGCCCGCTTGACCGCCTTGATGTCATCGCCGGGATCGGATGGCCCGTTCGAGTTGTCCTTCGCGTACAGCGTGCGCTTGAGAGGGCCGGGATCAGGCATCTTCGCCCTTCCTGGCCGAGTCGATCTCCTCTCCCTTCGTCGCCTGGGATGCAAGCAGCTCGTCGTGATCCGCTGCCAGGATGAGGAGCGTCCGACACAGCTTCGAGTGCGCCTTCAGGTTCTTCGGGGGGATCGCGTCGTAGTTCTCGGGGTCGAACTCCGGGGTGCAGTAGTCAGGGTCAAGCACCTTCATCCGGTTGTACCAAGCCTTCGCCCCATGCTCTGATCCGATCTTCTCCATGCCGTCCTCCGGTGGTATCGGTGCGGGGGTCGTGACGCAAGGTTCGTGTGTGCCCTTCGCCTTCCAGGGCTGAAAGTTGTTCTGAACGTCGTCGGCGGTGTAGAGGCCGTAGGGCGAGAGCAGCGGGTACACGTCGGGCTGCCACTGGTTGTAGGTGCCGAAGGTCGGCACCACGCACTTGACGCCGTAGCCCTGCCACTGGGCGATCACTCGCTCGCACGCCTCGGGCGACCCGTAGTCAGGGCCGAAGCATTGAGGCAAGACCGGAGCCTTGATCGGCGTCCAGTCCGTGTTCGCAAACGGGGTCGGCTCCATCGAGAGCGCGTAGTCGTCCGCACCACACATCTGCTGGATGTACGAGGTCAGCTCAGAGCCGGTGCCGTTCAGCTCGGACTCCGAGTTGACGATGTAGGGCGTGTCGCCCCAGCGGTCGGCGACCTCCTGGATCTTCGTGAGCAGCTCAGGCTCGAACGTACTGCCCGAGGTTGTCCGTGCCCACGGGCCGCACACGACACCTTCGGCCTTCGCCCGGTCACGAACGATCTGCCACGACTCGGGCGCGTAGTCCTTGATGTTGCAGAAGATCACCCCGAAGCCCGCTTCCTTCATCTCACGGACTCCCTCGACTCCACCGTTCGGATTCCGCAGGAACAGGTGGTTCGTCTCCAGGAAGACGCTCACCCCGGCAGCTTACGACAGCGACCAGACCTCCACGTGCGCTCCGGGCGAGTCCCCGACCACCGCGTACACCTTCGCGCAGTCGAGGATGGCGACCTGGGAGTCGTCGCGGAAGACGATCCCGGTCATGGCATCGAGCATCGAGCGGATGAGCTTGTCCAGGTCGGGCTTGGTGACGGGCCGCTTCGGGGACGAGTCCTTCACGACGTGCGCGTTTC